TTTTCATTTTCATTCACAATAACTTCCATGCTTTTCATTCGATATAGATTTATTGTTCCACCTACTAAATCGGTGTTATATCCTGCTTCGTCTGCAATCTTTTTTGTCGTTGTACTGCAATCACAGTTGCATGATTCTATATCTGGACAGTTCTTGCATGGTTCTGTAAAATCTGCTTTCTTTCCTTCTGCTGCCTGTATTCTCAGAGAATCCATATGTCTTAATGCACATCTGATTCCTATGTCTCTGA